TTTTTCACTGGCGTCTTTATATTTGCTGTATTGTTGTAGAAGAAATCAGCAACATATTCGTACTGCTCAACAAACTCTGCCTTTACAGGTGTTGCAAACAAAACCTCTTCATTAACGAAGTCTACTTCTTTGATTTCAACGACTGCTTGCGGCAAATATTCTTGCATCGCTAAAATTTGTCGACCTTCGTCAAACAATGTTTCAATCTCAATACGCAATGGAAGTTCAACAGTGATATACCCTTCTTTGTATGTTACATATCCAATCACATCATCGGGAATAGATCGCAAGCGAACAAATCTTAGTTCACCTTTTGGTTTATATTCTACTTTATCTTCAGACATTAATTTATCCTTACGTTATTCGTTGTGAAAGGAAATTTTTCTTCACTATAGATCTTCACTCGTTCCTCATAATGCTTCAATGTGAAGTTTGTATAAGGACCATAACGTAGATCATCAGCGATATCATACAACGTGGCTGCTTCTTTGTTTTCACCTAAACGCAGCACACGACCGATTGATTGTAATGCTCGAATCTTACTTTTTGTTGGAGAGGAGAAGATAATATTATGTAGGTTGCGGATGTTCACACCAGTTGAGAATGTCCCGTAACTTGCCACAATGATCGCATCATTTTCCTGTTCAGTGATATGTCTCACTGCTTCGCGATCTTCTGCTTCAACCCCACCATGGATAAAAAATACTTTTCGACCATTTGCTTTTTCAGTTATCCATTCGAATAATAGTTTACCGTGTTTTTCAACATAAGTAAATAAAACAAGACTATTTCCTTTCAGGTTTAGCGCAAGATCAGTGATAAAACGATTTCGACCTTCGTGTTGAACGAGAAAAGCCATCTCGTCCTGATAGGTGAAACCTTTAACTGTTTTGCAAACTATTTCTGGATACTTTAATACAATGCACTTGATGCTGAAGTTGGCGAGTTGTTTACGTTCAATGAGTTCCTTTGTGGAAATAACTTTGAAAGTTGGTCCAAATAAACCTTCAAGAACGAGTTTGTTCACTTTGCTATCATCAAGTGTACCTGTCGTGCCAATACGCACATCACAGTTGATGAGTTTAGTCATGATAGAAGTCAGTGACTTGGCTTTGAACGTATGCGCTTCGTCACCGATGATAAAATCAAACTGAGCAAAGTATTTCTTTGGCATATCATAGATTGACTGCCATGTAGAGATAATCAAATCACTATCAGGGATTTTACTCTCACCACCATAAATCTTCTGACAGTATTTCTCTACATCCCATCCATTGACAGATGAGTAGTTCTTAAAGTCACTATGCATCTGAGTGACGAGATTAATCGTAGGAACAATCAACAATCCGCGCTTCTTACCTGTATTAAGTAAGTGGCGAATCATCATATAAATGATTAATGATTTTCCCGATGCGGTTGGTGAAATGAGTACAGTTCTCTTCTTCGTAAGTCCGACGCTAGAAGCGAGCAACTGATAATCTCGCGGCTCCATTGGAAGTGATAAAGCACTTGCCAAATTTTTTGTGTCAACAGGGTAGATTTCCTTTTCTTCATCGATGTACTCGCAGGTATAGTTGCTGTCCTTGCAAAACTTTTTGATATACGGAACTAAACCAAGATAGATTTGTCTCGTGTTTAGATTCAGAAGTCGAATCTTTCCGTCCCAATATTTATTTTTAAACGCAGGTGAAAACTGATAGCCTGGAGTTGAAAATGTAAAAAACTCTGACATCTCTTGCAAGATGGCAGGTTCAGCAGTCACTTGGACATAGATGTTATTTACTTTTTCAACAACGACGTGTTCTATCATCGAGCACCCTGGATAAACTTCTCCCAGCCCATGTACTCTTTCAACTGCCACGTGCGATTGTTGAGTTCCTTCATGACGTTGGTGCAAAAACTTGCTGCTTCTTCATGATAGGCTTTCTTGCGTTTCATTTTTGCAAGATCATCGTCACCATCAAGGTAAACTTGGATGTCGGATTTAAGAGTGAAACGAAATGGTTCCCAGCCAAGTTTATCAAGTTCTTCTTGATCTAACTTGCCGTTATAATACATCCATTTCATACGCTTGAGTTTGTCATATTCTAATCCTGCTCTCTTGGCAGCAAGATTATGTAATGACAAGTATTTGTTATATTTGTTATGCAGAATAGGAATGCGCAGAATTTCTTTTCCAGGCTCCGTAGTATCTACTTCGGAATCCCTTTCCCATTGCTGCATTAATTCTTCAAGTGGAGGTGTTTCTATTTTCATGCATCAATTATAAATCATTTCACATCAAAAGACAAGTAAGAACAAGAGTTGTCTTGCAAATTCTATGGTAGTACAATCAGTATGTCTGGTTTGAACGAAGTCTCAAGAATATTTAAAGACTATCTTAATCTTTCGTATTCATAGTAAGAGAATCTAAATGTTGCATCGGCGATTGCAATATTCTCTGCAGTATCTTGCGCATTAAACAATATTGTTCCCACTGAAGTTGGGAACAAATCTACAAACTTAACTCTGAAGTTTGGATTGTTTTTGTTTGTGAACAGAGTCATCACAGCACTACTGTATTGTGGCTTATTCTTTTCTCTGCCGCGAATATATGGAGATCTTGCTTGTCGTTCAAGATCTACATATTCTTTGAAGTCGGTAGGGAATGTCATACCGCGAATCCAATCATGAATCTCGGTCCAGTTGCGCATATCTTCGTCAACTAGGAAAGTGATATTAAACGTATCATAAATCATCTTTTCGCCAGGAACATACAGGTCGATAAATGGCGTCACTCTTGGAATTTCAGTCAATGAAACTCCAGGAACGTTTGCTGCTTGACAATAGTATGTTGCTCCAGGCAAACGATCAAACGTCACTCTAAATTTTGTACTTTGTAGTAAGTCAGTATTTGTTGGTGTGCGCGTTAGTGCTGTCATTCTTTCTATTCCTAGAAACGATACAACTATTTAGGTGTGAAAAAAAGGGGGGCTTTTCAGCCCCCCTCATTTAGTATTGCCTTATTATTTTTTAAGTCGGCAAAACTTTTTCTAGCGCATCAATTATTGGTTGATGTTTAGAACAACAAACTTACGATAGTAAACGTTTGTGTCATTTGCTAGAGCACCAGTACCAGCGCCAGTTGCGAAAGGATTTGCAACGAGACCATAACGAGTCTTGAAGCCAATCTTTGGCTGGTAGGTTTGTGGGTCAACTGCACGAACCATCTGTAGAGGAACATATGGGCAGTAGAAGAGACCAGCGTCATAAGCATTGGTTCCCTTGTATCCTACTACGACATAGTCTGTACCAGTTACAGAATATGGATCAACATAAACCTTGATGCGACCGAATAGCGTACCTGCGAAGGTATTGCCTGTGTCGTCAACTGTTAGGTTTGTTTGACCAGCTAGTGCTGAGTTGTAGTCTAGAAGACCAGTCATTGCAAGAGCAGAGGCAACATCGGTTGAAAGGATAAGCATGTTGCCCTTGCCACGACGAGTGTCTTTAGCAATCTTATTTGCTGCTCTTTCGATTGCGAACAAGAGTGACTTGTACTTCTCAACCTGCCAGCGACCGCTTGTGTCAGATGCAGATGAGAGGTTGAAGACATTACCTGTTGCATTGTTTGTGATACCTGCGTTAGCAGTTGCATAAACAGTACGAACAACTTCGCGGTTGATTTCAGCAAGAATTTCAGTTGACAAAATATTTGTCAATTCTGTTTCTGCGTCGAGACCGTGAATTGCCTTGAGGTCTTGTGCAAGTTCTAGCGTGTATGATGCCTGTAGACCACGAGTGTTTGCTGTTACAGCAACACGGTCGATCTGGAAGCCCATCTGTGCTAGGTTTGCTGATTCACCGAAGGCTGTTGAGAAGCCAGGACCAGTGTTATCAAGACCGAAGATTGATGCGTTAGCATTACCAGGGTTGACAGCCAATGTTGACTGTGTGCCTGTTGCAGCATTACCTGAGTGACCAGTATTTGCTTCATTGAACAATGCTTCACCAGCACGTGCTGTTGCAGATGCGAAGGTTGAACGCATTGCGAAGATCAAGCCTGTTGGACCTGTCATTGGCTGAACGCCGCAGATGTCATAAGCCATTAGGTTTGGTAGTGCACGACGGACCAATCCGATTAGAATTGGGTCGAAGCCCTTGATTGCGCCTTCGCCACCATTAACAGGTGATGAACCACCACCGATGTTGTTTGGTAGACCACCGCCTGCAACTGAACCTGCTTCCCAGAGGTTCTGCATTGAGCGTGATTCTTCCATGAGGGCGCGCTCTTGGTTTTCAAGAACGAGTGCAGTAACTGCACGCTTGTATGGGTCAGTAACTTTTGGTAGATCGCCGTGATCTAGAACTGGAGCCCACTTCTTTACATATGTTTCATTAAGATACATTTTTATTCTCTCCGTAAAAAAGATGAGTTAATTAGGCTTTTGGAGCCGTTTTTGCGATTGCATTAACATAATGTTTCATCATACCATGAATTTCTGCTACTTCTGGCTCTTCAACAGCTGTTTCTTGAAGTGCCTTTACCTCACTTGTCACTTTCTTTGTTGGGAAGTAGTTCTCGCGAATTACTGCGAGCTTATTATTAAACTCACCCTCTGTGGTGAACTCCACGCCCTCTGCGAGCGAAATCATCTTAGCAATCTGTGTTTCAGTTAGACCTTCGCAGATCTTACGGACTGCTTCATTTTTCTTTGCGCTATTTAGTTCTTCAACTAGAGCAGCCTTCTCAGCAGCAGCTGCTGCCATTGCTTCTTCTAGTCCAACAACTTTAGCGGCTAGTTCTTCAGCAACATCGACCTTCTCTTCTGGGATTTCGATGTAGTGTTCTGTGAATAGATCCTTCAAGCCATTGATAAAGTCTTCAACGATTTCAGCGCGGAGACCTGTTTCAATTGCAACTTGATTTTCCTTGACCCACTCTTCAACTGCATAGTTGAGATACTCATCAACTTGTGCAGCCATTTCGTTCTTGATTTCTTCGATTGCTTCAGCAAGAACTGTTTCGTTCTCAGAAAGAACATCTTCAACAATTGATTCAACACGTGATTGAACAGCTGCTTCGAAGATTGTTGTTGCTTTAACGCGGAACTCTTCAGAGAGTGATTCGCCATTGAATAGCGCATCGACATCTTCCTTCATTGAGCCCTTGTGCTTGGCAACCATATCTTTCTTATAGTTCTTCTTCATCTCAGTTTCATCTTCATCATTCTCTTCTTCATCATCTTCCATTTCAGCTTCTTTTGCTTCAGCAATTTCTAATTCTTCTTCAGCAATAACTTCGCTGTTTAATTCTGTTTCTTCGCCCAAGTCTGGTTCTACGCTGCCAACTACTGGCTTTGCGATACCTGCAGACTTAACGGAATTCATTTTCTTATCACCTTCGGCTGATACTTGACCAGGCTTTGGTGCTTCCTTAACGGCAGCAGCAGCCTTCTTGCCAACTTCATCGCCTTCTGGCGTTTCGTTTGTTGAGCCGCCGAGGTCATCCTCTTGAGCAGGAAGTTTTTGCATTGGTTCCTTGCCAGCATTCATTGATGCTTTTAGAATTTCAGCAGCAGATTCTGATAGTGACTTTGTCATTTGATTTAACTCCTAAAGAAGTAATATTATTTATAAATTTTAAAGTTTTGACACAAAATTCTCAAAGATCTTCAATGAGATTTCGTCAATTTGCTTTTGCTTTGCGTTCTTGATTTGGTTATAATATGCGTTGACATCTAATTCTTTTACAACGCCGTTATCCCAAACCCACTCTTTACCTTCCATAATACCTTGAACGAAAGCCCCTGGTGCGGATGGATCCGCTACGATATCTGCCGCTGTGGCTAGATAGAAATCATCTTGAACCACGTTAACACCATTCACTTCTTTAAGTGAACCCATGCCACGTGACGAGACTCCAAGAGTAGCACCGCCTTCTAGCAAAGACTTTGCAATCTTACCCATTGGTGTTTCAAGAATTTTAGCCTTACCGATCCAAGTAGAACTTTCCTGACGAAGATTGGTAATAAGATGTGATACGCGATCTAGATTGATAGTTGGTGAATCTGGATGACCCAACTCGCCAAATGCGCGGTTTTTGCCGACGTATTCGATCATGTAACGATCAACTTCTTTCTTCATCGTTTCTTCTTTATAAAGACGACCGTTACGATTTTTTTGTTCTGCTACAAGAAAAGGTCCTTCGATGAATAGCGATTTAACACCATTCTTTTCTTCAGTGATGACCTTAACTGCTTCAATTGTTTCTGTGATTAGTTTCATTTTACAACCCTAATGACTGTCTTCTTCTTAATGAACGTTTACGCTTGATTAATGAGCGCGCTAGTTTTGCTCTTCTTTTCACTTTTGCTTTGCGCTGAGAAATGCGACGACGCAAACGCTCTGCAGATGACATACGTGTCAACTTACCACCACGAATTGTATAACCCTTTACACCAGAAACAACTTTACGTCTCTGGACTTTGCCACCACGTACACGTGCTTTAACGAGTTTCTTACGACCCATGCGCACGACATTGGCTTCAGCAATAATTTTTCTTACAACTTCTGATACAATGCTCATTTGCCACCAATTGTAAATTCAACTTTGCTCATAGCGAAGTTTG